TTCTATTCCAGATCGAAAGAGATGCCAACGCAATCGCACAGGAAACTCGTAGAGGAAAGGGTAATGTTATCATCACATCTGCTGATGTAGCATCTGCACTTGCTATGAGTGGAACTCTTGACTACGATTCTGGTATCGGTGGAGCAACAAACTCTCTTGGAGAGATTGATGACACTGGTAACACATTCGTTGGAACACTTAACGGTCGTTACAGAGTATACATCGACCCATACTCAGCAAACGTATCTTCAGATCAGTACTATGTTGTAGGTTACAAAGGATCTAATGCATATGATGCAGGTTTATTCTACTGCCCATATGTTCCTCTACAAATGTACAGAGCGATTGGTCAGGATTCATTCCAGCCACGTATCGGATTTAAGACTCGTTACGGAATGGTTCTTAACCCATTTGCTAAGGGACTTGCTGCTCTATCTGATTCAGATCCACAAGCAGCTGGAAACCTCAACTCTAACGCTTACTACAGAAGAGTAAGAGTTGCTAACCTAATGTAATTTACTCATTACATATCCTTATCTAAGACCCCTTTACGGGGTCTTTTTTTATGCTATATTTACTGGGTCGAAACAAACGACACCA